GCTACGCTTTTCATTCACACCTAAAGATCAGACCGTTGTGAACAATACACAGCCGCAATACGCACCACCACCACAAAATGATTTTCCAGACGATGATCTTCCGTTTTAGGAGGCAAGATGAAACAGAATGAAATTTTGACCGTTCACGAAGTTGCTAAGTTACTCGGTGTTTGTGATGAAACGGTAAGGCGTTGGTCAAAGCAAGGTGGTCGTTTGCCATCACCAATCACTGATCGAGGACGAGGAACAAAACTCTTATGGCGTAGGCAAGAAATTGAGAAACATTTAGGGTTAGATGCAAGCGCACCACGAACGTTTGATCAGTTACTTGTGGCTACTGTTCAAGACGAAGTGCGCAAACAATTGGAGGAACTTGGACTAGCCTATAAGACCCGCTAACGTATCGGTCACTTCTTTCGGTGCAAACTCATGTTCATCATGTGCTAGGGCATGAGGATTGCGCACCGTTTCATCCAACATATCATTCCACTTAAACAACCATTCACGCTTTGCTTTTGTCAGCTTCGCATGTTGATAATGTTTATGTACGCCTTGAGCGATTGTTCTGTTACCTATCACGATTGCCACATCTGTCGGACAACCCTTTGCTATGATATGTGTCTCAATCGTTTTACGCATCATCTTAGGGTAAAAATCTAGCCAGCTTTTCATGCGCGATGTTCGATCTGTGATGTCAGCCGCTTTCATATAAATGTCCTTTTGATGCGGAAATAAATATGCGTCTTTTGGCACACTAGACAACTCATAAAACTGCTTAATATGTTTAAGTTGCTCTATGACTAATTCCATTGCTTGAGGCGCTAATGGAGTGACCGCTTCGACTTTTGCTTTCATCGCTGATTTTGGCAATATGATTTCTCCACGATGAATATCAATCCATTCGACTCTGATTCTGTGCCATTCAGTTTTGCGAACTCCACAACGCAGCATCAATTTCAACATACGCTTTTCTTGTTCGCTGATAATTACCTGGTCATCTAATTCAGTTAGAAATTTATGCACCTGCATCGAATCTAAATAACGTTGGTCAATGCCAATCTTTGTTGACTCAAGTACCGTCTTGTTTTGAAGCAATGGGTTAACAGTTGTTAGTTCCTTATCCACAGCAAACGTAAACACCGCTCTTAACGTTCTATGTGCGTTATTGCCAGCACCCGAACCAGACTTCTCAATTATTTCTTCTACGACTCTTGCCCATGACTTTGCCGTTATCTCTCGATAATCTACACCCCATAAATAAGGGTAAATATAATTGCGAATAGATTTAGCGTAGTTCTGCCTAGTTGAATCTCTAATGCCTTTTCTTTCCTCAACGAAACGATCACACAAATTCTCGACTCGATACTTTGGTGGCACAGCAGATTGACATCGCTGTTTAATTGCGACCATTTCATCACGCAACAAACTTATTGCTTTCCTGTCGCCTTCATCCTCTCCAAAGAAACGTCCTTTACGTGCATTAGCTTGAGCTGCTTTTTCCAATGCCTCAATCGCAGACATCTTAGGCCACTCTCCTAATTTGTATTGAGTGCGCTGATTATCCTCATTACGGCCTCGGTACATCCAGACAACCCGACGATACCCTTCATACAATTGACGGTGCTCAAGGCCATCAGGTTTGCCATAAACGACTAATTGTAATCGCTTAACGGCGTTGTCCGTGTATGTCACCTTCTTACTGTTATTTTGTAAAAGCGCAATCACGCCATCATCAAATGCTATTTTTGTACTGCTCACTTTGTTCGCCTCGATATGTCCGATAAATACTCGTATGAGCAGACTACCATTTACAGTAGAAAATAGTCAATTTAAGTGCATTCTGGTAGTTAGTGAAATAGTGTTAACTACACGCTACGAGAGACTTATAAATAGGAATTTATTTTAAAGATTGGGCATAAAAAAAGGGGCTACGATTTAACGTAACCCCTTGTAGTATAAGGTGGTGCGAGTTGAGGGAATCGAACCCTCACTGCCTAACGGCAATTGGATTTTAAGTCCAACGTGTCTACCAATTTCACCAAACTCGCATGACAAATCGACCGATTTTAAGTCTCTCGTAATGTAGCAATACCAAGGGGTTTCAGCCGATTATCAAAAGTGGTAGATATGAAAATGGTAGAATTTACAAATTTAACATATATACAACCTACAACTGGCTTGCGTTGATTATAGTTGTTTCTTTATTTTTTGGGTGGTAGTTTGCCTTATATTTAGTAAAGGGAGACAAAATGAAAGACGAAGGAATATATACGTTAGTACAATTTTTGATCTGCATCGGCAGTCATTTTTATCGCTAGGTGCTCTAGTGGTATTGCATGACAACGTGAATATCTATATATTTGGAATCGTTGGCTTAAGCCAGCATGAAAAGCGGCCCTCCTGATTCGCCTCGGTTATGCCGCTTTTTTTATGCCCGTAAGAAATGTAAAAGAAGCGCGATAAACAATCCAAACACACCAGCCGTAGCTAATAAAAATAAGATAGGCTGCTTACCCCAATGGCCTATTCCAAATTTAACCAGTGCGTATAAGTGGCATGTTGCCGCACCAATCTCTAATGCTTGTCTGAACACTAAATTGAAGTATTGCCCATAGCCAAAGAAGTTAGTTGCGACCCACGAATTTGGGTCAACGAAATGTCCTGACCAACCAATTAACCAGTATGTGTTATCTAATACGTGTGATAAAAAACCGAGAAAAACGCCCCATATGAACCACTGTTGCGCTGTTAATTCTTTGCTGAGTTTTGATAGAGATTTGTGCCAATGAATGACAACGATCAAAGATGAATAGATCGTGATAATAGTGAAAGTTGTCGAGGCGTAATGTAGCGGAATCTCACCCATATCTACTCCGTTTTGCGTTTAATCTCAGCTAACACTGATTTGCTCAATTGTTCGACCCCATCCATACGACCTTTAAGTTCTCGATAGTCCCCGATAACTTGTTTAAGTTCCTCTTGCGATTTATCGTGCATACTTTCGCACTTCTGCAATCTCTCCGTTTCCTTCTTTTGATTGCTTGAATTTATTCTCCAAAGCATTGCCACGACACTTGATAACGCCATAATGACACCTATGAGTTCTGCTTTATCAAACTCCATAATTAATCTCGCGTGAGTTGATCTAGCTCTTTTTCGACTTGTTTGTTTTGACCAATGCCATCTAAATCTGTTGTGGTAATTCGTTGCCCCGCAGCGACTTTTTTTAGAAGTAACGGCTTATCCTGAATGCTCTTAACGAAGGTGTTAATGACAAACAAAATAAGCCGCATTGCCCGATCATTTTCTTTCGTCACGTACTGTGTCATATAGACCGATAGCCGCTGTGATACCTGCACCAATTTGTAGTAACAATTCTGGTGCAAGTGTGATTCCAAAGACCGACCCTAAAAGGGCTAGTCCACGCCAAGTTGAAGGTTGCTTTAGTAGTTCCATAATTTTCTCTTTCATGCTGTTTACCTATTATGGTGTGAAAACGTGAATGTCATCCCTGTGTGTTGGTTTACAATCAATGTGCGTCCATGAAGGTGTAAATTCTGGATTCTCTATTCGTCTTATACTTGGATAGCGAGATTGGTATTTGATGATGTAATCGGCTAAATCATCTGGCGTATAACCCTCGACTCTAATATCAACAGCCTTACCGATTTTATGCTGTGACAACTCAGCGCCAACATGACAGTCGATAGGTCTAAAGCCTGAATAATTTAACTCACCACCAAACGCCCAATCGTTGATGGTAATCGGCTTATTGATATGCGTTCTAATGCTGTCCAAATCACGCAAGAGAGGCGTATACATTAAATGAATGGCATGTTCCCCTAGCATCGAATAAACGTGCTTAGGTACAAACTCTTTAACGCAGAAGTGTTTTAAGTGAACAGCCATTTCAACCATCCTATCAGTCGGTCAAACCAGTAACGTTTGACGGGGGCTTTGGGTCAAAGACGACACCTACACACACTTGATCTGATAAACGCCCTTCACGGCTGTCAGAATCGATGGTAGAGATGGCATAACAATGACTCCCCGCTGTATCAACGTTAAGAACATAAGATGTGTCTGAACCTGATACATTGATTAGTGGAACAGCCTCACCGTCAACGAATTTATACAATCGATAACTTTGTATTTCTTCCGGTGATAACGCCGTACCATCTTCACGTTCTGTCGGTTTATCCCAGCTAAAAGAGATGTCTTTCGCTAACGCTCTCCCTGCAAAGAAGAACGAACAGACAACGATTACAAAGATAATGATTAACCATTCAACCTTACTCATTATGGATTCTCCAATGCTGTGATACGTAAATCTAACGCTGCAATATCCGCTTCTGCTGCGGCTAACTTGTCAGTTAATAGGTGAATCATTCTCACCATTTCAGCCATCATTGCACCAGCGTCAACGGTTTTGATTGCGTGAGCGTCATCTAGTGGCGTTGCGTTGCGAACTTTTATTGGATTACCATCGCCATCAACATCATCATCGTAATATGTGTCGTAATGATCGGGTACAGGTTCATCTCGCAACGGCCCACATTTCTCGCTATATGTTCTGACCGAATCTGCATTAAAGCCAATACGAACATTTCCCATATCATCAAGATATTCAAACTCACCGACTTCAATTAATCTAAACTCGGTTAACGTAGTTGTGGATGGCGTAAACGATGTTTTTAAGCGTGGGTCGGAAGTGTAATTTGTGGTGTTAACAGTAATTGTATTAGCGAAATAACCTGAGCCATCGCCTTTGACACTAAATCTTTCAGCGTTGCCATCCGCCCCTCTAAACAACTTAACTGTGTCTGGGGTTGCATGGGTGTCCTGCACATCCGACTGCACACCAATCGCATTACTAGGTGCTGTCGCTCGAATTGCGTTTCTGAAACCTTGATCTTTTGTCGTTTGCAATATGATCGCATGAGCGTTTGCGTCAACAGGTGTCCTAATCCCAATGTCTCCCGCAAAATACGCCGAGCCATCTTTATCAACAGTAAACGTATCATCCGTACCGTCATTTACTGTAATTGCTTGATCAGCATTTGTCGCTGACGCATCAATCTCTAATGGCGTTGATGCAACATCAGGTAATGTAATGGTTTGCTTGCCGTCAGGATTTGTCACAACAGAACCGCCGCTCGTTGTATAAGTATTTGCTGTCGCGTTGAATATGCCAATGATGTGATCTTGCGTACCGTCATATATCTTGATTTCTTCGTTTGGGGTATTGGTTGTATCAACCCAAATACCACCAGCCGTTAAATAAGTAGGGCGCGATGTACCTCTATTTGTGCTCCAAATATCTAACTTCCAATCATTGAGAAAGTTCGCTAAATCCGTTCCTGTATGGGTGCTAGGAACAATTGTAGTTAAACCGTTTTGAGACATGCTAATATTCCTTCCCGTAGCCGATGGCTACCCAATCAATTGTGTTTGGTGCGGTTGCGCCCAATACTTCTACGTCAAAACTTTCATTCGTTACGTTACTTATAACAATGGTTTCACCCGCATTGCCTGTTTGAAGCGTGACTCCGACACTGGGGTATTGATTGACAACGTGATCTGCAAAGTCGGCTGGGTCTGCAAAGTGATAGTTGAAATCTATTGTCGTTGCCGAACCGTTTGTAATCGTGACATCAGTGTCAAATTCTCTGCGCTCCATCCAATCAGCAATCACTTTTGCCGCCGTAACGATAGGTGTGTAAGCCACATCAGTTGTTTGTAGTCTTAGGGCAAAGTGAACTGTTTTTGCTGTGACATCAGCATTAATAAGGCGTGTCCAATCTCCACCCCTAGAAGCGTCACCTGCTAAGGGAACAGCTAAATCTAATGGCGTAAACCACGCTGAATCGAGTGTGGGGTTTGTTGCTTCGGTATATTTAAAATACCACTGAGCATCCATGCCACTTGCTAAATCTTCCGTGACACCTGATAGCGGTATGGCTTTATCTAATGGCGTGAACCATGCCGAATCTAACGTGTCGTTACGCGAGCGTTTGGCCTGCTCTAGTTGCGCTATATAACGAGTCAACCAAGGGTGTGCAAAATTTACATGGTCTGTTAAATAAAACCACCCCTCAGTCTCGCCTGCTATTAAGCGAAGCTCACCACTGACGACTTCTGTTCGATCAAACGTACCTAAACCTGTAAATGGGTCAGCTACATAATCTTTGTACTTATCCACCTCGCCTAATTCAATAATCTGAATCTGCTGATATGCAGCGTTAATACTAAACTTTTGCGCACTATTTACCGCTTTAATAAAGTACGTGCCGACACGAACAGGAAAGTTAGTCTCTGAGGTTGTTGGTGATATTAATTGACCTAGTACGGTTGCTTCTTCCCATGTCGCTAATAAACTTGGGGAGTAACGTATTTGATAGCCTTTCAAGCCATCTTCAACCAACAAATCCCAAAAGCAATGAACGCGCTCCGTACCTGCATTTAGGCCAAAGTTCTTAACATCGCCTGGCCTAATTTCAATCGGCATGATTGTAACGGTAGCAGCCGATTCAGGCCCAACCTCTCCCGATACCGTAACGGGTGTCACACCCCACGTTTGATCTAAGCCAACGGTTAAAAAGTTCTGTAAATACTCACCAGATAGAAATTCGTTTAACGTGACCTGATCAACCTCAACACCATCCAACGTGATGATGTAATGATTAGGAAAAGAGCCTGAAGGTGGTTGCCAATTCAATTGTACAGTTGCTACAAAATCATTATTTTCGTTTACAAATTCTGTAATCGTAGCGATCAAGCCCTGAACTGCTAATGGTTCACCAGTTCCGTCAACACCAGGCTTAGGAATTCTATCGGGTATCACGCCATCACCCGCTGTCAAAACCTCTGGCCTATGCTCAACGGCTGTGATGGACGCTGTTAAATTAGCCGATGGCCGTACTTCCTCAACAACATAATCAGCAACGATTGAACTGCTCACACCATATTCAATGATCTGACCGATTTCTGGTGGCGTTGTACCAACGGGTAACGTGAATGAGTACGCATCAATAGGCGTGACAGAATATAGGTTGCCATCGTATCGAACAGCGTTAAGACCCGTAACTTCTTCGTCAACCTCTACGTCCAAACCCGTTACACTAATAACCCTACGAGGGAGGCCACCGACTTTTAATACATCATTTGAAACGAGAATAATATCGCCACGCTGCGCGACAAGATTCTCTATATCCATTGAAAAGGTAACGCGCTCGCGTCGCAACAATGCCTCAGCCATAAAGTAACGGCCCATTCTGACCGCAATGTCACGCCTCGTTATGCCATTTAATCTAAGTGTTTCAAATCTTGTTGCGTTGCTATCCGTGTAACCCGTTGTATAAATCCTTTCCTCTAACGGCGTATAGTCGGAGGCTTCATCTAAGAACTCAACTTTTAGAGCGTGTGGCGGGTCGATGTAACTTATGCTTGCTGAAAATGCGCTCGTGTTTTTAGGCGACACTAACTGAACAGGTAGAGGTGAATCAGACTCTCTTATAACAGTATATTTACCGTCACGCATGGCAGGGCTTGCCCGACCTGCGCTCGCTACGTTGTGTAGCATTTCCCGAACAGTTGAAGCTGAGTTTATGACTGCATTGAATTGATAACGCTCGGAATCATCGACAATTTCATCACATTCATCAGCCCAATCTTTGAGTGTTGTAAGATCAATGTGCGCAGCGTCAACGGGTTTTTGCGTGGCGCTACCTGCTAAAATATCGTGATAAATCCACGCTGGGTTGTTAGTTGGTTGCTCTGTCCATGTTGAACCATTCCAAACGGGTAAAATGGATGTAGCAACGGCACTCAAATTACTTACTGAGCCGCTTAACTGTTCAGTAGCTTTGATTTTTAGTTCTAAAACTGTGTGCTCTACGTCAGGCTTGACAGGCTTGTTGTTTGGCTCCGCAAAACTAATTAATGATGTCCATTTAATATCATCAAACTCATATTGACCGCCATCTGGACTTAATTTTGTGACGCGTATTTGAGCTGTGCCTGGATTGGTAAGCGGAAATTCATAACTCTGTATAAATGGCTCATTTCTTGTCGCGTATAGAGTACAGACATTTGCATCCGTAACAATCGCAGACGCGCCAAATTGCCTTTGAAGCTGCCTTCCATCACTCGCAAATGATGAAGCTTCACCAATCCTGTCAAAATTTTTGGAACTTAAAATAACTTCAGTTGGTGGCGTGACGAACGTTACCCAGTGATGATCAGGCGCAAATGGCGCAGCAATGTTTACTAAACCAGAATAGAAGCCAGGTATTTCTAAATGTACAGGTGTAACCGTAGGTGTAACTGGCGCACCACTTTGAAACTGAATTCTTATCTGCGTGGTAGTTGGTCTTAGACCTATGAAACCCCTAGTGTTCTGAGTCCATCCATCTAAGCCAAAAAAACAGTTAAAACTGTCATCAATAGATGCTGGGCCTTTCCAATTATGATTTTGAACAGTTGCGTATCGATCAACCCATCCAAATCCATCATTAACTTCTATTTTTAAAGAAACAGAACGATTGTAATACTGACCATTAGCAGTATTGATTGAGTACAAACCACGTTCAAAGTACAAATCAATGCGAGCATGAGTAGTAGGTGGTGATGATGCTGTTGAACGAGTAACGGGAGCACCTGGGTTTAACTTCGCCCCAATTTGCTGTGAACTTGAGACACGCCCGTTTAATTTCAAGCTATTACTATGGCTGTAGTTAAACTTATCTACTTGAACGTCTGCGTGATTTTTAAACAAACGTTTGTGAATAATCATTTCATGTTCGTAACGACTTATTGGCGTATCACCAATTTTTATATTGCTTAGGTCTAATGGCCCGTAGCCAAAGTCATAGGCTGCCAATAGCCACTGATCATCACCTTCTAATACAGGCAGCGTTGGCGTAATTAGGTATGGAAAAATCTTGTGTGTGCCATACACTCTAGGCACTTGACCTAGTGTGTTAATGCTGTTGCTTGCACCTGTTAATGAATAAAAAGGGTCGGCTTGTTTATTATCTGCAAAATTTTGAGTAGGTGGTTTAAATAATGCGCGAGAAATAAGCGCCAAACCTAAAGACGCTGTGACCTGAAACGCAATACCCCAACCTGTCGCACCGACACCTAAAAACGTAGCCCCTTCTGCTGAACCTGCGATTGCCGTACCTACACCGCCTGACGCATACGCAATACCAATTGTTGCTACAAGAGTTAGTGCCGCTTTACCGCCCTCCCGACCACCTTGAGGCATGACATAGAAGATAACGTGGTCATCAGGGTCAGGAAGGTAATCATGCCATTTCGCTAATGGCTGACCATTCACTTGAGCAACGATGTGCGGATGAACAATCTCTGGCACATCAGGCAGTATGTGATCTTTTAAAGGCACAGCTAAACGATACCGAATGGCAATGTCGGTATTAGGGTCTGTGAAATGTCTGCGAAAGACTATTGCCATCGATACACTCCAACTAACCTACGTTTCCATGTTGTACTAAGTATATCTTCTACACATGACTCGCGCCCAAACATTGTATGTAGCATGTGCTGATCACTAATCAAAATCCCACAATGAATAGGCTGACCCATGATGTTGAATAACAGCATGTCGCCTTCTTTGCGTTCATCAAATTCAACCTTCTTCCACGCCTCTAACTCTTTAAAAAATACGGGTGATGCGTCACTGGCCGTACCTGCATAATCGACCTGTGGCGGTTCTACGTTAAACACTTCCTTCATAATCATTGCGACTAATTCCCAACAGTGAATACCATCACCTGATTCTTCGGGTAATCGATAGGGAATACCAATGTACTTTGCTAACTTAAAACAAAGCTGGGAATTGCCGCGAATCATACGTGCCACCGTTGGAAGGCCAAACTTGTGAGTTAATGTCATCAAGCGTCAACGTGCCTGAAATTTGTTGTGCGTTAATCTCTACGTTCGTTAGGAACAGATTGCTTAATCCGATTTCAACTGTGTCTGGGTCGTCACTCAGTACAATTTGAATCGTGAACTCAATTAAACCTGTCGCAGCGCGTAATGAATCGACTAATAAACGATCTACGTTATCTATCGTGAGTTGTACAGATGGTGTTGATTCCAAACTGTCAGATGGGAGTGTTAGAGAAAACGCATAAGGCGTATAAGTGTTGCCGTTAGATACAACGTCCTCATTGTTATTCACAATGCGTATAGGCGGGTTTACGTGATCATCTAGGGTCACTAAGGCAAACCAAGCTGTGTTTGACTCACGCGCAAATAATGCTGTTCTCGCTGCTGCTGAT